TTAAGCTTGATCAGGCACCGGAGCTAATATAATAGTAGTACCGTTGTTTGATCCTGTAGATAATTCTTTGTCAAAATCACCGTAATAAAGAGGCAATCCGCGCAGATTAGTATCTGTAGGATCCACATTGTATTCCTGCATAAAGCTTGGATGTTTTTTATCTAGGTATGTGTAATCACCGTTGCTGATAACAGCTAATGAAAAACTCATAATGAAATCTGTAGGGCAAGTAAGAAATCTATTACCTGCAGTCATGTTACCTTGTACGTTCTTCCTAAAAAAATCAAATTGTACAAGCTCAAATATTCTTTCTTCTGCCGTTTTGATAATATCGTCAAGAGTGCTTACAAAAGTGGTTTCTGTATTCTCGGTATAGTTTTGTATTAAAGTTTTTAATTCAGCTAACGTCATATCAAGGTGTGTTTGCAGTTCCACCCATACCAGAGTGATTTGTACAGTAATAATATAATGTTGGCGCTCCAGAAGCTACCGTTATTTGTGTGTAAGCTCCAGAGCTGCCAGGAGTACCACTGGTAGTTACACCTGTAGTATATTCTGATCCGCCGCCGTGCGTACCGTTAGCCGTAGTAGAAAACCTAAGCGGGTGTCCGCTGTTAGAAGAGTCTGATTGATCAAATCTGTAGGTGCTACCCTCTGATAAATTAAGCGTCGGACTCAAAGACCCATCTAAATAATATTTATTTCCGTATCCATAAGAATTAGTACCGGTGGCTACTGTTACTGTATAAGTTGTAACTGAACTTGTTGTAACAGAAACAGTTCCTAAAGATAATGTTCCACCTTGGCCGGTTAATGTTTCGTTTACAGTCGTTCCTGTAACAGACACAGAACCCAAAGCACTCGTTCCTGACACGCCATCTGGAACAGCTCTATTTGATGGTACGTTTTCTGTTGTAGTTACGCTACCCACAGACGCTGTACTAGAAACTCCTTGAAAGTTTGAGCCTAAAATATTTTCATCAAGATAATTTGTAGCTGTACTGTTTTTATAGCTTACAACGATAAATCCTTCGCCCCCTTCAACATCGTTGTTTGGTCTTGGCTTGTATAAAGCTTCAGGGTCTGCCTTTGCTCTAATAGGTTCTAGTTGTGGATGTTTACTTTCGTAACAAGATGGACAAGTTTTTGCCCCGTTCCATTCTTCTTTGAGTTCGTTTAGCTTGTATTCAAAACCGCAGCGATCACATAAAGCCCTAGCAAACTTACCAGTTGCGTAAGCCATTACATTACCCTGATGTCAGGTCTAATTCTAAATGAGGCTCTATCTTCGTCTTGATCAGCCGCTCTCCTAAACTCTTCTTCGTACAAAGCTTTCAATTGTGCGGTTTTTTCAGGTGCCCTTTTGAGTGAAAGGTAGTAAGCAAGACCTGCAGTAAAACAAGGGTAAAATCTGAAAGGCATATCCATTGTGTCAATAGCCTTATCAGCATCATCCATTCTAACCATTTTATTAAAAACTAAAATGTCAGTTGAGTTTTCTGGTGCAGGCCAAATCTTCAACTTTGGAGCGCTTAACTTTTCGAGAAAAAATTGTGAAGGCCTAGCCTGCGTTGTTTTGTTTGGTATGTTTAGGTATTCACTCCTTGATATTCTGTTCATGCTGATATCTGTTTGCGTAGTATTAACGGTCCTTCTTACTACTACATCAAGGACATCTATCACATTTGCATTCAAAGAATATTCTGTAGTTCCTCCCTAGATGGGAAGAGGAGGGAGCTTACTACTACATCAAGGACATCTATCACATTTGCATTCAAAGAATATTCTGTATTTCCTTGTGTAACCGTTTGAGTATCTTGCTCTATTGTCCATTGATTTAGTCCTCTGTTTGCCCACTCGGCTAACATAAGGTTTATGGATCTTCTTGCTGTTTTTAAATCGTAACCAGTCCTAAGTTCTAAACCGCATCGTTCAAATGCTTCTTCTATAAACTCAGCAACGTTAGGTTCAAAGTTTGTGCTTCCTGAAAGTGCCATCAATCATCCTCAGCATATAAATTGTCAAAAATTCTATTTACGTCAAGGGTATAGTCTAAATCAGATTTGGAGTAGTGTATATGTGCAGATGGTCGAAAATCTGGAGCACCCTGTCCAGTTTCAAACCAAGCTGGGTGCGTAACCCTTACTCTGTTGTTTGGTAAAGCCACGACGTTCCCTGTCCATTCGCCAGCATCTAATAATTGCATAACATGACTTTGCTTGTGTTGAGCCGGATCATCGGCTATTTCATTTTCTGAATAATCAACCGTAAATAAATATTTAGCTGGAAAAAATTGTCCATCTATTTTTGCCATCCAAGGACAAGGAATAGCTCGATCAATTACATAAACAGCGTTATGGTGTGAGGAGCAATCCCAGGGTTGTGCGTCATGTACAGCCATAGGCTCAGGCCACTCTTCTAAAGGTATATCTGCAACTAAAGCGGTTATTGGCATTCTTGCCCACATGGCACCACCGTGCACAGTATCCTCTTCTTCACCTTCTGGTTCTATACCTGTAAAGATAACCTGAAAACTTAAACATCTACACGGCATAGTCGTAACACCAACGGCCATAGCGTGTAAGAACTCGCCGTGATATTTTTCGTGATTATGTGTGTATTCTTTTCTTACCCAGCACTTGAAGTACGGGATATTGCTATATAGATAGGCCACTATTTCTTAGCTCTTCCTCCCCTCCTATAGCCTTTAGACATAATTTTGCCACCGTTTTTATAGCCTTTTGACTTGACTTTGCCACCATTTTTCATGCCTTTAGATTTGACTTTACCACCGTTCTTCATACCTTTAGACATAACTTTGCCGCCATTTTTCATCCCTTTGGATTTCATCATGCCGCCGTTTTTCATACCCTTAGACTTCATAGGTCCGCCGTTACGCATTCCTTTAGATTTTACTCTACCGCCGTTTTTCATGCCTTTGGACTTAACTTTACCGCCGTTAGCATAACCTTTTGTTCTTTTGTACATGTTAGCTCCTATTTACTGGTTTTTTTAGTAGTTGCCTTTTTTGTAGTTTTTTTGGCAGCAGTAGTTTTTTTCTTAGGCATATTGTAATAAATACGCTCATCCGCTACTGGTTTGTCCTTTCTTACTTTTGCAGATTCTCTAGCTTTTTGTTTAGCTTCAATCTCTTTATCTTGTTTTGTTTTAGCCATAATCTTACGAAATAGTTGTTACTTTCCTTTTATTGTTCATAACTTTACCACAGCCCCTGGCTATAAACCCACCATTTTTTTTCTTGACGCGGTTCTGTTGAGACATAGCTTTTTCTATAGCCATGCCTCTTTTCATTTCGTATGAACTAATTTTACCGTCTTTGTCTAAGTCAGCTTTTTGTCTATTTTTTAACACGGCTCCTCCTGTGTTTTTAGTTACTCTTGCTTTTGGCGTATTTGCCACAAATTGTGTTCCTCTAGCTCCTGCAGCTTTTTTCTTGCGGGCGGTTGCTGCTCTTTCTGCTTTCGACAGACTATTTGCTTTAGATTTTGGTAAGCATCTATCAGGATTTTTTTTATTTTTACTCGTGCCGCAAGGCCCTTTTATTGAACCGTCTGTCCCTATACGAACCCAGTTTTGTTTGCGCCACTCTGCTAATTGTCCCACTATCTAAGCCTCGCACGCATGACAATTCCCTGACCTCTTATTGAAACTGGACCGCCGTTAGCTTTCTTTTGTCTTTTTGATTTTTTTCCGTAATTTGGATCTTTACAGTATTTAGATGCAGCCATATTTGCATAAGCTGAGGGATATTTATCAAACGTTCTTTTTGCCCAAGCAATACCTTCTGGACAAATCTTACCGCCTGATTTGACTTTTTTTCTTTTTGCTCTTTGCCTTCTTTTTTCAGCCATCTAACAATCCCAGTCTCTTCTAGCCCAATAATTAGCACTGCATCTATCAGTAGTGCCGCCCATACCTTTGCTTCTTGCACAGTACGATTTTTTTCTAGCTGCGTTGTTTTTATGCATACCAAGCTTTGCATCGCCAAAAGTAATTCTTTTTACCCTTGAACTTTCGCTACTGCAACCTTTTACAAAAACTACTTTTCTTTTTTTTCCATACCCAGGCTCTCCTTTACGAAGAGCTCTAGGTCTGTTGAGAGTTACTTTTTTGCCTTGATATTCAGCCATTATTCATAATTTTTGTTTAACACTAAAATTATAGAATACGCGTCGCCGCTTGAGTGTCCAACCGTAGTGAAGTCAATATCGCCAGTTTTACCTGATCCAGCATTGTTTGGAATACCTGAAAAACGGTCATCATAGTATTCGTCACCGGTGCTATCAGCGGGTAGAGGTATGGCTAACACATTAGTTGACGCATCAAATTCCACGTCAACACCCATACCTCTTGTCGCCCAATAAATTCTGCCGATTGATACTCCAGTACAAGTCTGTCCTGCGTTGTTTTTTGCAAGCGCAGAAACATCAACTTTTTTTACTGAAGCCTCACCGGTACCGTCTGACTCATTGGTAAATTTTAAGACTGCAACTCTTTCGCCATCTTGAATGGTTTGAGATGTAACTGTATCAGCCATAATTTACTCCTTATCTTTCTACTGCTGCAACAACGTAGTCAATAGTCATGGTTTTAGCTGCTGCTTCACCATTTTGTATACCAAAAGAAACTGTTAATTCTTCATCGTCTGGTAGATTTGTGTTTACGACACCTACTGGTGCTGCATTGTTTACAGAATAAAATACTTTAGAAGCATCAGGATCTATAAACCAAGTGACTGTAATGAACGTATCATCAGCCATAGTTGCAACGTCTTCTGTAGTGGTAGCACTGTTATCTTTCTCAACTAAGAAATCTAAACCAGCATCACCGTCTGCTGAAATAAAGAAAACTCCATCGGTTGTATCAAGTGGAGTTGTATCTGTAATACCAAGACCCATTACGAAGTCTGATTGATCTACGTCACTTACTTTGAACCTAGCTGAGAAGTATGCTTTCTTACTAGTGCTTAATTTAAAACCTTCACCTTTTAATTGAAGGAAGTCTAAATCGTTATCACCAGCGGCGTTAGTAAGCAGTAAAGCTCCACCGGCTGATGAAGTAACTGCTTCAGATGCACTACCTGAACCAGCTTCTGTAGTTGTTATAGTCCAATCACCAGAGTTATATGTAAAAAAGTCATTGTGATACATATAAAACGTTTGGTCTGATGGATATGGTGCGAACATAGGCTGGTTTTTCTTGTGCTCAGTTGCAACAGTATTACCCGCCCATAATATTAAATTTTGGAAGTGTGGATTAGCCATTATGAACTCCTTTTGTTTGTATTAATGGAAACCGTTGCCGGCCCTCATCAAGCTAATTATTAGAAAATTCTACTACGGTAAATATATGAAAGCAATTGAAAAAAAAGGGGGCCGAAGCCCCCTGATTTTATTACGATTGAGTTAAAAACGTCGTAATCTGCGTTCTTTATGCACCTTGAGAACCAAAAACTGCTCTAAAGTTAGAGAATCCAAAAGAATATCTCTCTCTAGCTTTATATCTCATGTTTCCAGTATCAAAGTCACCCTCTAAGGCTGTGCTTAATGGAGCTCTTTGGAAGTGTTTGAAACCATCAGGACAGTCAGTTTTGATGAAGAATGCATCAGTATCTGTCAAGTAATGGTTTACAACATAACCGTCAGGGAGCATACCCATATTTCTGATAGCGTTAATATCGTTATCAGAAGTACCAGGTCTTCCTGGAGACTGTAAAAGTCTGTCAGCAATAAACTGTAGTTGAGGTGGAATAATTAACTTCATTCCTCTCAAAGCTATAGTTAGACCTCTATCGTCCGTAAACGTAGAAATACTAATTAAAGCATCTTCAAGAGAAGTTTCGTTAAGATCCGCCATAGTTGTTGCACGGTTTGCCAAAGTTCCACCGCCCCCCATAGGGTGATCTGTAGCAATTAAAGCTTTACCATCACCACCAGTTGTACTGAACGCGTTGTTCAATACAGAAGCAGCTTTGATTTGCTTAGTATTTGCCATTGATCTAGCAAGTGCTTTCGTGTATCTAGCACCAAGTCTGTCATAAAGATTATCTTCGACAGCCTCTTCAGTTAGAGCAAATGCCAAAGCAACTGTTTCGTGTGTGTACCTAGAAGTGTACCCTTCGTTAGCAGTATCAAATCTTACACCGCTACCTTCAGATTTTACTTCAGCGTTACCAAAACCCACGATAAGAGTTTCTTCTTCAAAAGCTCTGTCAGAAGTTTCTGTTTCAAAAATTTCTTCATGCTCAGCTTCGTACCTTGAATACTCCATACCGAACAAGGCGTTTAAGCCTGGCTCTAATTCTTTCGCTAATTGCGCTCTATTAATCGCCATTATTAAACTCCTGTTTTATCACGGTAGAAGTGCTCATTGATTGTTACAATAGCATTTACATTAGCTGAACCAAGCTCGTTGTTGCTTGGGTCGCCAGAAAATCCCATAATTCTTAGCTGCGCACTTGTTGCCGCTGTAGTTGCAGATATTTCAAGAGCTGACATGCCAGTTTTTACTGAACCAGTCGTGTAAGAAATATCAGCGTTTAAGCCAACATCGGTTTGCGCTAAAGAACCAGCACACTGTACTTCAAATACAGCGTCAGGATCGTCTTCTACAAATGCTACTATGTCAGAAGATACTGTCCCAGTAGGAAAATGCGAAGAAAATACAGTTTCACCATCACTGTTAGTAAAACTACATCCTCTAAACACACCTAATATTTCATCACCAGCAGCTGCTACTAAAATAGTACCAGTGTTAGTCATTTTGACAGCATCGCCTGAAAAGATATTTCCAGATGCTCCAGAGGCAATTGAATACTCAGTTGTTCCGCCGTTTGCGACACCAGAGCCCAATTTACCAACAAGGCGCATTCCGAAAGGGGCATCTTTATTAGCCATAATAAGTCACCTATTTTGTTAGTTAAAGTTTAGTGGTCACTCGCGTGATCCACCACCAAAAGTTACGCTTGATTTCCTTTCCGGTTTTAAAATCGGAGAGGACGGATCGGATTCCCTCATGAGATCATTGTCAACCGCATCTTGCTGCGTTTGGGCGCGTTGTTCGAAATAGGAGTTTCTTTCCTCACGCGTCTCATTAGGTATCTTAGCCAATAGCAAACCACCCACAGAAACTACCCCAGCGTGCTTTCCGTCGTCGAGTGAAGGGATCTCAAAACCGTCTAGCTCTTCAGCTCTAACAAGGTCGAAGCCTTCTCTGAGCCTAGAGGTTACGTTTTTTCGATCTTCTTGACCGACTACTTCTGCTCTAATCCAGCGGTATGTATAACCGTCCGGAGCAGGGGGAGTATCCAGCATTGTTGGTGGACTCCAAGGTTTGCGAGCGTCTTTTTTAGCTCGTGTGTCAGCAGAACGCGAAGTTCTGTTTTGTTCGTTATTTGCTTTTTGCTGGTCTGTCATCTTTTACCTCTTTACATATTTAGCGTACTCGTTCAACGGTACGTTAAGTTTTTTAGCCATTTGCACCTCTGAAGGAGTCAATTTTACTTTTCTCTTTCCGCTTGACGTAGCATCAACTCTTCCTGCTGATGCAACTTTTTGCTGAGGTTTTGCTTTCTCTTCAGCCGCTTCTTGGTCTCCCTCAAAGCGTCCTGGAAAATAAGACCGCATACGCAAATCAATTTCATTGTAATACTCGTCAGATTCTGGTTCAACCCCTTCATAAATAACTTGTTCATGAATTGTCTTAGCAGCGTCTGTCATTACAGGATCTTCGCCGAACCAAGGGTTGTTTTCTGCCCAAGCTTCGGTCTTTGCACTTGGCTTTCTAACCTGTTGAACTCTCTGCGGAATCTCTGCAGTTGTTTCAACGGCCCTTGCCTCATGCGTTTTTAAATTATCCTGTACTTTGCTTTCTTCTACGGCTATTTTTGATAAAACCTCTTGGGCTTTAGCTATTTTTTCGTAGTCACCAGCCTCGTGTGCTAGTTTCAAAGCATTAACCGTTTGCTCTTTTTGTGAAGCTAATCTGTTTTCTGCTTCAGATAAATAAGTTTTATCTAAGTTAGTGTTGGTAGTTTTTAGCTTGACGTTTTCGGTCTGTATGCCCTTAGCATACTCTAACGCCGAGTCTCTACCTCTTTCAGCCTCTCTAAGCTTTC